CGAAGATATGGAAAGCATGATGAGTATGGACGAAGAAGATGACGATCTCCCAATGATGGATGAAGAGGATGAGGGGATGGGGGAGGCAGAAGTTCCAGCCACGGTAGCCAATGTGCTGGGGCTGAGATACTAAGCCTCTACAAGACACTATTATAAGTACTTCCTTATGTTCTGAGCCTCCCGGTGTCGGGAGGCTTTTATACTTTAGTTGAGGTACAATATGCCTACCATCGGGGTAAAATTAGAAGTTACTATATCTACGGAGAAGACAAGAGAGGCAGTTGACTCCTTTTACAAATCTTTTCCGCAAGGCAAGGCGAACATTAACAGATTTTATTCTTTGTCTCCTTCAAAGGTAGAAGTATTCGATCTCATAGAAAGCAGTTTACTTATACTGACATGCGCCAAATATACCGGTAGTCCCGAAGTACTTGAAGTTACCTTAGTAAGCGGGGCAGATAACTTTTTACTAAGAAATACAGGGTTTGTTGTTACGGATTGTAGTAATATAGACTCTGCTATTGTAAAAAATATTTCTGATACTGACGTGGACATACATATAATATATTAAGGGGTAGGTTGATGATTGAAACTAGTCTAGCTTTCTTAGGGAAGCACTTAGCGGGTAATTTTGAATGCGATCATAAACACGTTAAATTTACTTCTAAAGATACGATTTTTAGAAAGCTCTCGGAAGAGGGGCTGTCACTGGAAATGCCTGTTATAGCATATCATATGACTAATATTGAACCCATTAGTACCAAGATGTCACGTAGAACCGGTTCAATGGTGTCCTCGGTAAACTCTGATTATACGCTATTCGATAGTTTTAACCCTCAAATGGTTGACGTTACAATATCTTGTGGGTTTGTTACAAATTCTAAAGACAGCTATTTCAAAATGATCCGTAGATATTTTAATCTTATAAAAAATGCGGAAATAGCCCCTGTTATTACGGTAGACGGTAAACAGTTAGAGGTCAAACTCTCGTTATCGGATTTTGCATCTCTCAGTCAAATTCCTGAAGGTAAAGAGGGATACGATTATGATAGGGGAAATTTTTATACTTTTGAAACAGAGTTCAGGTTAAAGAGTTACATTCTTTTTGATAGTATAGGTGATAAATTAATTAGGGATATAGCGGTTTCATGGGAAATTTGAATACTTAAGGGGGTTTCTGTGAAACATAATAACAAAGTAGGGTTATACAGTAGGGTTGATTACCCTGTTACGGTGACATATGATGGAGAGGATTTTATTCTGCCGCCAAAAAGCCGAACCAAAAGAGAATTTATGCAAGATAAAATAGGAGATATAGATCCTAAGGAAGTCCAAATCATCCGTTAAGGAGGTAGCTATGGCAAGAGCCAACGTTGAGGTACGGGAATGGGATATGTCAACTATTGTCCCCTCCTTTCCAGGTGTTTATGGAGCTATTGTTGTTCCATCAATGCGCGGAGAAGTCAATAAACCGGTCCTTGTGACAAGCGAGGCTCAGTTCCTTAAAAAGATCACTCCTGATGAGACGGTTAAAATAGGTTATGATGGATCACACTTCTCTGCAATAGCGTATTTAATTAAATCAAACAAATTATGGGTAGTCAGGGCCGCTAACAACCCAATTTATGGGGGGGCCGTATTTTCCCAAGATCTCCCCGTAACACAGGTTAGTATGTCGGTCAATGTAGGTAGTAATACATTGACCGCAAGTACGGTATTGTCTACTCAGAAAGAGGTGGCAGACGCTCTGTTTGCTTTTATCTCTCCCGGAGAAAAAGTATCAGTCTCTTCTAGTGGTGACATGCCGCTAGGTATTAATGCCGGTCAGACATACTACGCAATTGTAACCGATCCTGAGAAGTACACAATACAATTGGCCGAGTCTTTGTCTGACGCAGATGACGGTATACCCGTTAGTATATCCAATGCGGGAAGTGGTATTATTACTCTATCTATTTTAGGGTCAAACTCCAATGCCTCTATCAGTTTAGGGGTTTCTAATCCCGAAGGATTTGTTATGGACAGTTCGGATGGCAGAATAGCGGGATTGGAGTCAACATTTACAGTAGATGTCAATAGGGATGCCTTTCAAGTAGACCAATTATTTTATGATATGGCGGCTACAGGAGATAGAATTACGCTTTCTGCCTCAACTTTTCCGGTAGCAGATACAGGTGATCCTCTATTTGGAGACATAATCTATTATGTTATTAAGAATCCTGATGACCGTGAGATAATGCTTGCCCGGTCACTTACCGATGCGATGTCGGAAATACTGATTCCTGTGTCTACTGCTGGTAGTGATGTTACCGGTTTATTGATAGATAAATTGTCTTCAAGTCCTGCTACTGCTAATCCAGCTCAAAACAGTTTTTCAGTCTCCTCTCAGTTTTATGCTGCGTGTGAAAATGGCGACGCTATTTTGATAGATTCCTCGTCTTCTGACTTTCCAACCGTAGACGCAGGTGACCCTTTTGAAAATGGAATTTCATACTACATTATTAAGGGTGCTACTAACGAAGTTCAGCTATCACGTTCCTCCGAAGAACCTTTTGAAGTTGCTACGTTCTTAACGGCGGGGTCCGGTCTGACCCTTTCACTTCAAGATAAAGAAAGTACTTCCAGCCTCACTGCCGATCTTAGTAATGATTCACTCTCAGTTAGTCCAACGTTTTATGAGAATATAAGATCAGGTGACATGGTCTACGTTTCTTCCTCCAATAACCTGCCTGGGGGTATTAATGCAGACACACCCTACTATGTTATTAAAACGCCGATAGAGAACACAATCAAAATGGCACAGTCTCCTGAAGCGGTGGTAGTGGAGCAGGTAATTGATATAACTTCAGAGGGTACAGGTACGCACAGTATATTGAATGCATCGAACAGTGAGCTAATAGGAACAGAAAGATATTGCTTGTTCTTTTATGGGGCAGATCCTGGTAAATGGAACAATTCAATTTATATCAAAACTATACATTACCCTATTGGGGATAAGAGTACCTGGGGAGCAGAAGAAATAGCTGCCGCAGATACCGTTAAAGAGGAAGACTGTTTCCTGGTTTATGTCTACATGAAGAATCCGGATGGAAGTGTAACACTGGCAGAAGGCCCACATCTGTGTTCAAGGTATAAAAATAAGAAAGACGGGTACAATAATAATGTGTATGTAGAGGATGTGCTTAAAGCTTCTTCTTATATACGTGTTATTGATAACGGTGCGGTAGATGAGTCCATTTATCCTTCTAACCAAGACCAGATTTTGATGCTCTATGGCGGAGATGATGGGGGACAGGTAACAGATTCTCACATGCTTGTTGCCCTAGACAGTCTCAAAAATAGACGTAATATTCCGATTACCCTACTACTTGATGGGGGTTGGTCAACTCCGGCGTACCAGAAACAAGGGCTTCTATCCATAGCAGCAGGCAGGGGAGACTGCTTCTCGATTCTTTCTATGCCGGTAGCCAAAGAAAAGTCTTCTAATTATATGGATGCGATTGTCAACTATCGAAAGAATGAACTTAACGCTGCTAGTTCTTGGGGAGGTCTATATACCCCACATCTACTTATTCAAGATAAATATAACAACCGGCAAGTTTATGTACCTCCTGATGGATACGTAGCAGCCGCTATTTCAGAAACGGCTGCCAACTATGAGCTTTGGTACCCTCCAGCCGGTCCTAGGCGTGGTATTTTAAAAGTACTTGATACCATGAGAAGATATACTGAAGGGGAAATGGATGATTGCTATGATAATGATATCAACCCAATTGATTTCTACCCTGGTAGGGGTATAAGGATTTGGGGGCAGAAAACTCTTCAAGGAAGGCCATCCACTCTTGACAGGGTGAATGCTCGGTTGGCATTGATAGTAATAGAACCGGCTATTGCCGCATATCTCGAGGACTTTCTGTTTGAGTTTAATGATGCGGCTACCAGAGCATCGGTAGACTCAGGAATAAGATCATATATGCAGAATATAAAATCGCGGAGGGGTTGTTACGATTTTGAAGTAGTGTGTAGCGAAGAGAACAATACTCCGGAAGACATTGATAACCTTCGTATGAATGTGTGGGTGTTCGTATCGCTTACGAAGGCCGCCGAATTTATCAGGTTTACTACCATCATCACCAGGGCCAACGCTTCATACTCGATAGTATAGGAATATTTTTATCATAACTAGGAGGTACTCATGCCAACTAAAAGACCAAGTTTAGAAGGTCTGCGTAATATAGGAAACTGGACTCAGACCTTCAGATGGTGGGTAGATATTGAGGAGCCACCACCTGCTGTTACGGTTGACTCCGAAGCAATCAACTTCCGGGCAGAGTCAATCGAGATCCCCAAGGCCAACCCGATGTCTACCGAGATCATTATAAGGGGGCATAAGAAGAAGCAAATAGGTATTGTTGACTACACAAACACCATTGCTCTTACATGCGTTGAAACGGTTGATAATGTTGTCTCCCAATTTGTTAGAGATTGGAGAGAAGCATGCTGGCAGACTGATAACGGTAGTACAGGTATTTCCCATTCTCAGAAAGATGTCGAAGCTAGAATAAAAATCATGCGGCTGGACAACCGAGATAACCCTATATGGCAGTACATACTGTATGGGTGTTTTCTTGAAACATTTGAGCCGGGCGGTCCCTTAGACGGCGCTACTCCTGAACCTCTCAAACCGGCTATTACCGTTTCATTTGACTACTTCAATGATGGTCCGGTGAAATGAGCAGCGGAGAAGGGTACTTAAAAAGCCTTGAAAATATCCGGAATATAGAGTGGTCAAAAAGCTGGCTGTGGGATGTGAGGTTTCCTAAAGACGGACCAAAAGGGTTTGAGAGCTGGTTTCCAGCAGTTAGTATAGAAGAGAATTTGTCTACTCTTGAACCATTTTCATTCAATGGGGGTTACTCTACCTTCGAAGTTCCAAAGAGTACAACTTTATTTGATATAAAGATGACATTTATTGATGATATCCGTTTGTCAGTAGAGCACTGGTTGGACGAGTGGGTAAACCAAGTAATACTAGGTGGCGGAGAATATGTCGCCTGCCTGGAAGAGAGTGTTAGGCAGGTAGAGATATTGAAGCTAAATTCACAAAGAGGTCTGGTTGCCTATAGTTCTTATCTTGTGTTTCCAAAAGGGGCACTGTATTTTTCCGGTAACTCAGAAGTGGGGAACCATTCTTCGGAAGTAGAGTTCGTAATTGCGGGAACTATAGAAAAGAAATCATTTATCTAAACTATGGGGGGTAGAAGTGGCTTTCAGACAGAGTTCTACAAAACCGGAAGAACAGATAGAGACTATTGTAGCCCGTGATAAATCAAAAGATATTACTTCACCGTTTCAGGTAAAAAACCTCCCGTCCAATTTTTTACCTTATCCAAATAATTCTAGGGTGGTTTGTGATACTTATACATATGGGGAGATAAAGAAGATAAATGATAGTAAGCTACCGCTTGATATACAATATGAAATTATATTGAGTGGTGTTCATACGGAGGGGTTCAATAAACATGATTTAACGTTCTTCGATTTTTTATATGTCGGTATACTTCGTAACCTATCTTCTCTCCCTGGAACCAAATTCAGTATCAGTTATTATTGTCCTAAATGTAAGGATATAAGGACTGAAGTACTACCTTTGGATGTGATTACATTTGATGATCTTACTGTTCCTTCTCTACCTTTGTATGTAGATTTTTTGACCATTGAGAAGCACTCTTTTCTTCCTTTTACTATCGGCAATTTTATATATCTGTATCGTAATGATTTGCTCTATCTTAAAGATGCAAAAGGAGAAATTATATATTCTGAGGACGGTTCTCCCGTAAGAGACCAAATGGCTTTAATAGCTGTTCAATGTACTTCGATGGATTTTAAAACGGCGTATAAGACTTTCTCAGAGTTGAGAGAACAAGGTGATATGCAGTTTTTAGAGATGATAGATCCTATGTTTGACCATGGTTTGAAGAGAGTAAAAATTGTATGTAATACTAGAATAGGAGATCCCCCTATATCTGATAGAGGTAATACTAATAACCCTCCCTTTAATTCAGGGGCAATAGATACAAGACCAATATGTGGTGAAGAGATATACGAGGACTTGGTAGGAGGCGAGTCCATCATTCGCCCCTTTCGTGAGGATAGAGGAACTTTTAGAGATCGAATTTACTTTGGCCAAGAGGGGAGTGATTGATTTGTATAACATACACTACCTAGATTTTGGTCATTTACTACACCACTATAAATTCTTTGAGGTGCAGTGATGGAGATTGCCGCTAGCCTTAATAATAGAATGGGAAATGTATTTCCTAGTAGATTTGTCGGCCCTCCTTTAGACGAAGTAGATGTTAGGGAGGGTCTTACGCTTAAAAATATTGGTAGGGCTGTGCAGTTAAGGAAGCAGAGGGGCGTAATAGGTCAGATGGGTGTACTGACTTCCCAGATAGCTGCTTCCAAATTAAGGCGTGCGGAAGAAGAATTTGATACCCGTAAGTTTTTAGGGCAGTTGAGAAAAGACATATATGGAGTAATGGCAGATAGACAGGAAAGAATCCTCCATAAAAAGATCGGTGTTCATGTGCCGGAAATAGTAAAGCCCGCCGTTACAGGGGAAGTAAATGTAGGAGAAGGGTTTACCCTTGCTAACCTAAAAAGAGCACGGCAATTGAGGAAAGAGCGCGGCCTGTTTGGTCAGATGGGTATAATGGGACGGCAGGTACTAGCTAGTAAGTTTAGAGGTTCTGAAGAGGAAATAGATACAAATAAATTATTTGGTAAGTTAAGGCGTGACATATACGGAGTGCTGGCCGGGAAGATAGAGAAACAGCTAGAAAATAAGGTGCCTAAGTTTGGCGCTTCTCCCCCTCCGCCACCGCCACCGCTATCATCAATACCGCTGACTTCTTTACCACCGCAGCCCAGTAGAGCTGCCCCTCCTTTTCCGGCGGAGAGGGAGTCCATTCCAAGTGTTCCACCACCCCCACCACATGGTCCATCTTCGGTGGATAGAATACAAGATACGATTGAGAAAATAGAATCAAAAAATGAGAAGATAACCGACAAGTTTATGTCGGAAATAAGAGATACAAGAACAGATAGGACTAGTAATGTTCTTGATTCTGTTTTAAAAGAGTCTAAGCATCAGACTTCCTTGATGAAAGAAGCTGGTAAAGAGGGTGTAGAAAAGGAACTTCGGATACAAACAACCATTATGGAGAGAGCTTTTCCTCATACTGAGGATAAAGCCGCTAGAGAAAAAGAAAAAGAACTGACAGACGAAAGAAATTTTGGGGCTATAGAGGAAGCTATTATTACTTCTAGTGAAGACAGTACTCAAGATATCTTAGAAAAGTTGGATGAAGTAGGAGAGTCTATATCTAAAGCCGTCGGTTCGGGTGGGTATGGCGGTGGAAGTATGCTGGATGACTTCTATCCTGATGGTGGTAGAGATAGACGGAAAAGAAGAAAAGGGAAAAGAAGAGGTAGGAGATTAGGCCGATCAAGGAAACCTGGGCTATTAAGGAGGGCCGGAAGACGCTTAGGGGGAGGTAGAGCCGGAAAATTCCTCAGTAGGATAGGAGGAGGTAGAATGGGGAGAGCGGTAGGAGCAGCTAGCCGTGGAGCAGGTAAGCTGCTCGGTATCGGCGCTGGTATTGCGGGGATTGGGGCCCCCGCTCTACTAGAATCGATGCCGATGGCGGCTACTACCGCGACTAGGCTGGCTCCTACCGCTACGAAAGCTGGTGGAGTAGCCGCAAAAACCGGCGGTGTTTTGTCAAAGACTGCAGGATTAGGTGGAAAAGCGTTAGGAAAAGCTGGAAGATTAGCAGGTAAACTTGCTATCCCTCTGACAGTAGGTATGGGTATGTATGATGCATATAAAGGGTTCACTGGAGCAGGGGAGAAGTATGGGGATAAAGAAGGTAAAGTTGACCTTGGTACTAAAATGGCAAGCGGTGCCAGTTCTGTTTTAAAGGGACTTACTCTTGGTCTCGTTGATCTAGGAAAGTTAACTGGTGCTGATCAGGCGGCAGCAGAATCTAAAGAAGCCGAAGAGAAGCAGGAAGCGATAAGGGAAGCTAGTAAAACTAAGTTTAGACGTATGATGACCGCCGGGGCATTTGAGATGATGGGTGGCGAAGAGAATTTTGAACCCACTAGAATAATGAAACTGCGAAAAACCGGCGAAATTCAGTTTGTAGATGGTAAGTGGAGAACAAGAAAAGATATCGAGGAAACAGACGAAGCTACTGGTGGGTCAGGATACATACCACCTATACCGGAATCCGAAAAACTACGCGGTAAAAGTGTTAAACCTATCCCCGCTACTGTTTCTCCAATGCCGGTCGAAACGTCACCAAAAGGAGTAGATAATGTCAAGGAAATTATCAAGGCAGAAAAAATAATAACGGACAGAACCATCAAAGAAGGTCCTGAGAGAGTAGTACCGGAAGTAAAGATAACTCAATTACCTCCTCCTAGAGAAAAAAGAGAGGTAAAAGGGGTTTCTCGGGAGACTTCTCTACTGGATACTTCAATAGAGATGATGCGGTCTGTCTTAAGCTAAGGGGCACACCTTTTGGTTTAGGGCTTTTAAACGCTTCTCCTTTTCTGAAAGGTGCTTGCCCCTTTCATAAACCGAGGAATTGATATGGCGAACCTAGACTACGATGCACTGATATCCGTAACTAGCAACCCCAATACTACCATCCTATTTGCCCTACCTACCAATAAGAGTATTACAGCATTCATGGTCTCCGATACTTTTTCTATCTCCGGTGCAGCCAATTATGAAACCTTGATGGAACAGAATCTAGCCCAAACTTTTGTAGAGCAAAAGGGGATGGGTAAAGGAAAAGCGGTTGCGGCGATACAAAAAGGTACTCAGTTTCAGTTCAAATCTTTAGAACAGTCTCGCTTATCCTATGCTTCTAGCGAAAGGCTCCAGTTTTCCATGGAATTACTCTTTGTAGCTATAAAATCGACCGATGACCCAAGAGTACAAGCGTCGGCTTTTCTTGAGGGGTGCTATCCAAGAGAATTAGCTGGAGTTTTTGGGATAACACCTCCTTGGGGATATGATTGGAAAAAACCTAGTGGAGTGATGGGGGTTAAAATAGGAAAGTGGTTTAGCGCACCTAACCAAGTACTAACTAGGGCAGAGTTTAATTTCTCAAAAGAGGTTGTACGGTCGGGTTGTCCCTTGTACGCCCAAGGATCTGTATCTTTTGAACCGTATAAACAAGTGTCTTCCGATGAATTGCTAAAGTTTTTTGTGGGGTTGTGATGTATTACATTAACTTAGACTACGAGTCACCCGATAGGTATGACATGGCAAAGTTTATGGCGCATTCCGAATATGGTTACGATATCCTCACTTCTTATTTTATCAAGCAAATAGACAATTTAGAACCATTCGGAACCTATGAAGTAGTAAACGAGGAGTATAAGCCCTGGCTTGTGAGTTATCGTATATACGGAGATGTGCAGTATTGGTGGATTCTAATGATGTATAATAAAATCATATCACATTATGATGTTAAAATAGGTATTGAGATTAACTACCCCTCCATAGAGGATATAGAAGACGTTTATTTTAACCTTAAGTCAAAGCAGATGGGAAAAGGGTTATGATAGGTGTCGAGGGTCAGTATGTATTTAAATTCTCAATAGGGGGAAAGAAAGAGTTTATCGACACCGACTCACTCCAATATTTTAACATATATGAAGAGTGCGGTAATTCTCTCCCCGCATGGGAAATATCATTTAATACTGCGTCTAATGATTTGATCGGGGTTTTTCATGAAGGTAACGATTTTGAAGTGTCCTACGGGGTATCCATTAAAGAAATGGATGATATACGATTAATGATATCCTCTAAGACAATTAACAGAGTTGGAGAGCAGAAATACCGTATAGAAGCAAAAGGGATTCTTTCTGTAATGGAATATATTACTCAACCAAATATTCAGATTACAGATAAGAAATCCGGTATAGAGGCGGTGAAGGATGTAGTAGAAAAGTACTTTGAGTTTGACTCTAATATACCGTCGTCTCAGGATTCACAGCACTGGATTCAACCAAATACTACGGACAAGCTTTTCGTTAACAAGGTTTGGATTCATTCATATGTTAAAGGTTCTTTTATTGGGACGGCTATAACACTTGGAAATAAATTTATACTTCGTGACATGGCTAAACTTGTAAGCGGGGATTACAAGTTTAAATTCACGCCTAACATTCAATCTGATAAAGATATAGACTATATAGGGGATTTTCTGCTAGAGTCAAGAGCCGGTTTTATAAATTGTTGGGTAGGATACGGTAGAGAAAAACCGGTGCATACAATAGAGAGTGATGAATGGAAGAAAGTGTCTTTTGACCCTGTTCCCCTCATGGCCCTTTCCAAAACATTAAGTAGGCGTTCTAGCATTGAAAAGCGAGCTTCTGCTATAGGGATGCAGAATGACAACACTCACAAAAAGTATTGGGAAGCAGCCAACGCCAATATTACTGGTCTAGCTCTTTTTAGCTCTGAATCGAACAAACTTAGTTTTAGTGGTAGATTTGTTGATATAAGACCTCTCGATTTAGTTATGTTTAAAGATTCTGAACCTGATAGTGGAAGTAAATCGGCAGAGTTCCATAGCGGTCTATATATCGTTGGTAGAATCGGCAGGTCTCTGTCATCCTCTACTTTTACTACTACTCTGGATTTATATAGAGAGTCATTCAATGCTATCAAAGGGGAGCTTAGATAATGCTGATAAAATTTTTAGAAGTATATAGTAAAGAAGATTCTTATGCACTTCATTATAAGGGGGTCGTTGTTGATAATACTGACCCTGATAAATTAGGAAGAATAAAATGTACTATAAAAGGGAGATGGGAGGAAGGTGACTTTTCTAAGCTGCCTTGGGTATTTCCATTGTCTCCCTGTGGGTTGGGTGGGAGGGTAGATCTTTCTTCGTTCTGTGTCCCTGAAGTAGATAGCGAAGTAGTAATTGAGTTTCCGTTTGGGGATGAGTATTCCCCATTTTATGTGGGGTATTGGGTAAGTAATGCTACTACTAAAGGGACGCTTTTCGAAGAAAACTATCCCGATACGTATGGATGGGTTGATTCTACAGTTCAATGGGTTAGAGTTAACAAACAGAAAAAATACTTGGAGTACTACAACTCGCTGAAAAATCTTATTAGGGTAACAGAGAAAGGGGATATACATATTAACTCAGCAGGAAATGTAGTAATAAATGCAGGTAAGACCCTATATTTCAATGCTTCCGACAGCCTTATTCTAAAGTCTTCTGATACTTCCATTGAGGCAAGCGGAGGAATATTTCACAAAGCTGGCGGTAACTTCTCAGTAGATGGTGGAGGAGACGTTGACCTTAAAGCTGGTGGTCAATCCGGTGTAGCCTCAACGGGGAAAGTGGTAATAGCTGGTAGTGGAGTAGATCTAAATAGCGGTCCTCCTTTAGGAACCGTTGACAGTGATAGCGGTAGTCACTCCATCCGGATATCTGATCTTGATAGTAAGATTGAGGAGCTTAAGAACAAGGTGACCGAGTTACAAGCATTGCATGATAAACTAAAAGGGGAAGTGGACAGCGCAAAGTCTACTATTAAGGGATGACTATGGCTGGTCAAGCAAGGGTAGGAGATATAGGTGTTGGAGTGTGCTCTCATAGAGAACACGATAAACCTATTAATATGGTTGGTAGTATTGTTAATGGCGCTCCCTCAGTTATGTCTAACTACGCCGGATCAGCTACATCAGGAGTATCGATTGTGCTTTCTACTTGTGGACATGTCGGTATAATAGCAGGAGGATCATCCATGGTACAATCTGACGTTGCTTCTAATGCACATGTTGGTAGTCCTTTTTCGGGAGACTTTTCTGGTATTATCGTTACCGGCTCAGAAGATGTAAACGTGGGGGAATGATGGCTTTTGGAATAGATGGTATAGTAACAGAGATGAACAGTTTGTCAGATACTATAAAAAGTACACATGGGGTTTGTATGCCCCGTATTCATCAAGACATAGATGGTGGCAGTAATCTGGAAGAAGGTCAGACGATTACCTATACCGTAAGTGGGAACACCGCTACCATTACCGAGACGGATGGTTCTACATGGATAATAGTAGAAAATGTAATTGGGGTGGGTCCGATTGAGATAGGTGAGACGTTAGTAGAAGGAGGAACGATTACCTCATCAGATAGGATACAGGATATCCTTGATGACTGTATACTGTTTGAAGTACTTCAGATTCAGACTTTGTCACTGGATAAACTGAAAGAATTATTGTCTTCTCTTTCCTCTGCTCTCAGTGGTCATGGTATGCCGTGTGCTTCTTCTGGTATGGTTGATGGAGGTAAAGTTGGTGAGGCTAGTCAGCAGAAAGCGGAGATATTAAACAAGATGGCTAACGGTACTATTCTTAACCCTGTTCTGGCTAAGATGCAAGAAGCAACCGCAGAGGCTACAGGTTGCAAGGAAGTATACGACCGCCTTAATTATATATGTAACATGTTTCCTGATGTTAGAGATTTCCTGAATAAAATTTTTGCGGCACTTAAGAAGTTGTCCGATTTTTTTGATAAAGTGGTGTCCTTGTTAGCGGCTATTGGAACTGTTATGTCCTGTGCAGAAGAACTACTTGACGCTGCCGGGGTTAATTCTCCTTGGCTCAGTGACGTTAACAGCGATTTTGGGGAAGTGGTTAAATCGGCACAGGATGGTAAAGCGGCTTTTCCAGATGATCCTAGGAAAGCAAAAGAGTTTGTTAAGAACCAAGTGAAAGATAACTTGGGGCTAGAGAAAGAGATGTCAGACAATCATAAGTCCTTGATAGATTTAAATGCTTTATTTTGATAGGTGAGATGATGCCTACTGTTTTATATAGTGATGTAAACCTAAAGAACCCTACCACCTCTCCTACAGTAGTTAATGTAGAGGCTGTCTATAACTCTATATACAGCATTCTGAATACTAGGAAAGGCGAAAGGGAGTTTCAACCTGAGTTCGGTTGCGACATAGACGAGTTCCTGTTTGAAATAATAGACGATAGTACCGCTTTTCAGCTATATCAGAAAGTGATAGAAGCTATTGAACGTTGGGAGGAGCGAGTATCTCTTGATTACGGAAAATCTTACATTGAACCTGATTACGACAATAACTCGTATGAAATGGTATTAACCTTCACGGTAAAGGGTTTAACAGAAGGTAGATTTACATTTCAAGGGAGAATTTCTAATGACTGATACAGTACCCACTACTGCTTTATCACAAGTGTCTGTTAAAGAAGCACTGCAAACATTTATAAAGTCTAAACCTGACTATTTGCGGTGGAAAGATTTCTACGATTCCAGTACAGGAATAGCCCTGATAGAATTGATATCAGCTATCGGAAGTTATATCGCATTCTCTAATCTCTCCTTGAGAAGAGAGGCATATTTGTACGATAGCAAGATAAGGAGTTCGGCCGTTGCTATAGCAGAGACCTTGGGATATTCAGTGTATAGGGGAAGAAACGAACACTTGTCTATTACTCTTGAACCTACTCAGAGTGGTAGTCTAGGAAAATATAGCCTTATAGGTAAATGTGGGGAGGAGAGTATTGTTCTAGCTAAGCCTACTAACTTCTTTTA